CATAATTAAAGGTTCACTAAAAACTTGTTCTTTTTGATTAGCAGCTAAGTCTACATCATTATCTATTACAAATGCCGTTCCACTAGCATCAGTTAAAGTTACTTTAGCAACGGCCGCACCACCTGCATCTTCTGATACTAAAAGAGATTTAACAATAGCTCTTGAATTTGATGGTACTGTATAAAGAGTATTAACTCCGGAAGAGGTTAAACTTAATTTAGAATTTTTATATATATTTGCCATTTAATTTACAAACCAAGTAAATCTTTCTTGATCTTCTTTTAATTGTGTTAGGTATGTAGCATTTAATTGTTCTACAATCAAACTAATGGATCTGTTAATTTGTCTTTGATTATCCTCACTATATTCTTTTCTAGGTTCTGGTAATCTTACTACAATTTTTGTCATTATCCTCTCCTTCCATCAGGTTGTATATCTACTTGAAATGTACCAAATCTCCAAGACTCACCAGCTGCTGTGTTAGCTAGTTTTAAATTTGCATATCTTCCTCTTGCTCTAGTATCTACTTTTGTAGTAGTTGATGTAATAGTAAAAGGACTTAATGCAGTTGCAACGTCATCATCAGCAGGAAAATCCTTAACTGAAAGAGTTACTTGATTGTTACCTGTTAATACTTTGAAGTTAGGTAAAAATCTACGCATAGCTAAAAATACTTCACTCTGTTGTGGTTGTAATGAAAAACTAAATGATTGAATAAAAGACTCTAAAGCAGTTGTACTTCCGTCTGGATTAACTTGATCTGTACCAGTTTCTTGTGCAAAATAAGTTGTATTTCCTAAACCTGATTGACCTACAACTGTAGGAAAAGTTCCTGTGCCTGTACTATTATAAGATGTTGCATAAGGTTGAGGATAAATAAGAGTATCCATCCAAGTTGTTCTATTAAAATTTGTATTAGTATTTGTAGTCCATGTACCTAATGGTGGTTGTTTTGCTTCACCATAATTATAAGAAACAGATCGATTATTAAATTCAGATCCTGCTGTTGGATACCACCAAACAACTTCTGTAAATAAATTATTTAATCCTGCGTTAACTTGTTGACCTTTAGTTGTATCTACATCATCAAATACATAATCTTCTACACTACAAGGTAGTGAGTTTACTGTACCATCAAATGCAAAGAAACCATTGTTAGACATCCAATAGGCAACACCATCTATTTCAACAGCTGCATTTTTACCTATTAATCCACAGTTAGTACCAACTTGTTCAAAACCAAATGTAAAAGGTGCACCAACAAATTTCATTGTATACAAAGCATTGTCAGTCCATATCAAAATATTTTCTTTAGCAATCAACGCTCCCATAATCTTTGTACCATCTTGTAATCTTTGTGTACCCGCAGCGTTAGTTGCTAGAGGTGTGTATTGGTTTAATTGTTCTGCATTTGAGAATGCAATAAACATATCGTCTTGTGTTGTAGGATCACCAATAGTTGTTTCTGTACCTAAATGAATTAAGTGTCTAGTTGTAGGAGATACTAGTGTTGCTCTTGATGCTGTAGGATTACCTACTGCTTCATCAACTTGACCTCCTAAAGTATTTGTTGCATCTAATGTACCAAGTGCAGTGTAGTATTCAGAATTTTGTATAGTGCTTGACCCTGGAGATAAAGTTCTTCTTGATGCTCTTGTTGTAAATCTTGCTGTAGTAGATGCATCCCATGTATAAGTTTTACCATTTGCAATTGATGCAATTAATACATCACCCCAGTTACTAAAAGACCATAAACCAGGTTCTAGTACAATTGTTCCAGCATTAACTGCAGAACCCCAACCATTATAATTAGTTGCATTAGTAACTATAGCTCCATCAGAATGAATTGCTGATGACGTTCCATTAGTTCCTCTAGTAATTCCAGTTAATTCATTACCAGCTACACCTGTATAAGTTATTAATTCATTACCTATAGCTATAGTACCTGATGTTGGAAATCCTGTTGATGATGTTAATCTAATTTGTGTTGCTGAACCATTGTTACCATTTGTGTCTGCAGCCAATGCTCCATCTAAATCATTTTGTACAGCACCTGTTACTGTTCCGCCCCATGCTCCTGCTCCAAAACCATAACCATAAGTTTGTTCTGATGGTCCAATAGATACATAAGGTTGTGTAGTTCCAAATGTAGTTGTTGCAACCACTGCATTTGCTTGATTAACTGATTGAATAGTAAAAGTTGTAGAAGTAGGTACTGTTAAAACTTGATAAAGTTTGTCTTCAAATTCTGCATTAGTTAAACCTGCATTAGTTAAAGCTGTAGCTAACGCTACATTATCAAATACAACCATGTCTCCATCAATTAAACCATGAGGAGTTGCAGTTGTTACGGTACAAGTTTTAGCAGTTGTACTATCTGTTGCAAGAGTAGATACAAAAGTAGTTTGTACACCAGCATTGTCATCTACGAAAGGAGTTATATCAAATAACTGTCCTTCAAAATATATAAGTAAAAATTTATCTGTACCAATTGCAACATAACGGTTACCTGTTTTATCTACAAAAGAAAACTGTCCTCTTGCTACACCTTGAATTGTATCGGTAAGTAAAGAAGCCCAACCACCTATTTTTTCTGGAAGGCCATATCTAAATCTAGTTAAATCAGAATCTACCCATCTACCTGTTGCTCCAACACTAGTGTCTTGCTTGTCTATTCCAGGAGCAAATTTAATTTGAGTGAGCATCTAGTTGCCCCTATTGATTCGTTGATTTAAATATCCAACCTCTAGTAGCGTTAGTATAAATTAGAGTAAGAGATTGATTGTTAGTAGATAGTGTTACGTTTTGTGTGTTGTCAGTATTAATGGGATTACCATTTCTATTAATTACACAATTGTTTGTTGCAAAACCACCGGCTGCAGAACTATCCATGATTGTAATTGTATCTCCTTGAGATGGAGATGCTGGTAATACTACTTCAGCTGCTTGTGCGGATGTACTTACAAAAAGTGTATCTCCTGCAATTGCAGTGTAAGGACTATTAGTTCCACCTACTACATTATAAAACCCTGCATTTAAAGTGCCTAACAATTTCATAGAGTTAGCACTTGTACCATCTGTATAATAAGCTGTAGATGATCCTGCAGGTAAAGATACTATTCCTGTCCCCGATCCACCTACATTTTGTACACCAATAGTATAATTAGAATTTGATCTTACTGTTGAATCTTTAACTATAAATATTCTTTCAGCACCTGTTGGCATAGTAATAACACGATTCGCGGTCAGCGTACCTGTTACTTCTATCATTAAATTTTTACCTGTTGCTGTTGTAGCACCTAAAGAAGATCCATCAGCTAGGTTTAATACTAGATTGCCGGTTGCTAATTGATTAGTTGTAAAATAGCCAGTAGAGGCTAGCTCTAAAATTTTTAAGTTGTCGTTAGTTATAGTTCCCCATAGACCAGCTTTCTCACCGGTTGCTATAATTTCTAATTTTAAATCTCCTGAAAATGCCATAATTTTAATAAGGTTCTATTGGTACCCATACGTTGTTTGGTTCTGGATCAACTGGGTTCCAAGTTATAATACCTAAATCATTAACAATACATGTTAACGCTAAAGGATCTGGATTCACAGTCGCTCCTCCTGTAGTTGTAACAAGATTACTCGCTAAAGTCAAAGGATTTAGAGTGGCATTTACTAATGCTGATGCAGTAACTACTGAATCTCCAACGTCTAAAGTTAAAGGCATAGCTGTTGCTGTTAGATTTGCTTGAGTTGTAATAGTAACACTACCTATTTTTAATGTTAAAGGATCGCCGGCTGCTTGTTGGATTACACTTGAACTTGCAATAGCTAAAGGACCAACTGCTATTGTTAAAGCATTAGCACCAGAATTAATAGTTACATTATTGTGGTCATCTATTGCTGCAAAAGGAACTCTTGCAAATGTATCAAATCCAAACAGCATGGTTTACCGAGCGTTGTTAGGAATATTATTTGTACCGACTAGGGATTGGCCAAATGCCATGTAGATGTATGTTCCACTTCCATTATTCATATCGCCACTTGTTGTTAAAATTTTAAAACCATTGCTACAAATATCTAGGTTAGTTCCACTATCTTCTGCATTAGAAAGGTTAGGATAAAGTTGACTATTTGCAG